AGAACTTCCAATTTCAAGGAATGACAGAAATAAAAAGAAAACTTACTAATGCAGGTTTTACTTTAATTCCTTTGCGTCATCTTATGAATGAACACGCAGAAGTAATTGTTGAAGAAGCTAAAAAAGTAGTTCCTGTTGATACAGGTGCATTACAGAAATCTATTGGATTTAAAAGTGTTGCTATGGTTGGTAGGCTTCCAACTTCAATTAAAGTAGAAGCTACTGCACCACACTCTAAATTTGTACACGGAGATTTTAAAAGATTACCAAGTGGATATTCATTACCACCAAAAAGAAATAGACAATCTTGGGGTAGTAAGTCTTGGAGAACTAGACCACATTATCCACCACTTCGTCCAATAGAAGAATGGGCAAGTAGAAAAACAGATGTCAATGCTTATTCTGTGGTACACTCTATCAATGAGCGTGGAACTCCATTAGTTCCATTCTTACTAATAGCCGAAAAGAATACGAGAAAAGATAGACGCAAAATTACTCAAAAAGTTTCAGCAGAAATTTCTTTGGCTTGGAAATTAAAAAGATAAGTGTAATATAAGGAGTAATATGCCGAAGCACAATTACGGTGGCAATAGGTCATCAAGAAGAAGAAGTAGTGGAAGCAGAAGGAATAAATAAATGGCATTTGTACACGGAAAAGAAACAAAAGTTTATATTAATGAAAATGATTTAAGTTCATACTTAAATACTGCTGACCCTACTAGAACAGTTGATGTTGGCGAAACAACAACATTTGGAACATCAGGTGGTGCAAAAACTTATATAACAGGTAGTGCTGACGCAACGGTTTCATTTGGAGGATTTTTTGACCAAACGGCAGATAATATAATTCAAGGTTTAGTCGGAACTAACGACAAGGTTGCTCTCATTGGATTTGACGGTGTAGACGCAACAGATAAATGTATGTTTGGCAAAGGTGTAACAACCAACTATGGAATATCAAGTCCTGTTGGAGATGTTGTTGCAGTAACTTTTGACTTACAAGCTAGTGGATTCTTTAGTGGAAGTGTTCTTGAAAATGCCACAGTTACGGCAACAGGTAACGGAACTGCTAGAGATAACACAAGTTCTACTGCAAATGGTGGTGGTGCTTTTATAATTGCAACATCAGTATCAGGAACTACACCAAGTTTATCTGCTAAGATACAACACTCAGCAGATGATGTAACTTATGCAGACTTGGTAACATTTACTGCTTTAACTTCAGCAGGTGCAGAAGTAAAAGAAGTTGCAAGTGGTACAACTGTAAATAGATACTTAAAAGTTGTTTATACTGTAAGTGGAACAACTCCAAGTTTTGATGTTATAGTTGGATTTGGAAGAAATAATTAAGGAGAAGAAATATTATGGCATTTGTTCACGGTAAAGATTCAGTTTTTAAACTTGATAATTCAGGTGGAACTTTAACTGATATCTCAAGCTATGTAAATAATGTAGACTTCCCTGAGACTGCTGATGTAAGCGAGACAACAACGCTAGGTGCGTCAGCAAAAACCTATATAGCTTCATTAAGCGATTCTACGATTTCTTTATCGGGTCTATGGGACGCTACTGCTGACGCTATATTTGGTGCAGTTGTTGGACAATCAGCAACTTTGTCTTTTGAGTATAGCCCTGAAGGTACTGATTCAGGTAAAGTGAAATATACAGGAGAAGCTATTTTAACTTCTTATGCAATTTCAAGTCCTGTAGGGGACGCAGTTGGCTACTCAGCAGACCTACAATGCTCAGGGTCAATTACAAGAAGTACTCATTAATAGTAAAAAGGAGAGCTAGGCGTATGGCTAAGATTTTAAACTTAGATGACATTAAGTCATTACCTGATGTGCCAACTAAGACTATTGATATTCCACAATGGAATGTATCAATTAAAGTCAAAGGCATATCAAAGAAAATGCAAATTGAACTCGGTAGATTAATTAATGGCAAGGAAACTGACGCTTTTGATTACCAAAAGGCTTTATTAAAAGCAAGTGTAGTTGAGCCTGAATTAACTGACGAAGCAATAGATGAGTTGTATAACAAAGACGCAACAGTTATTGATATGATATTTGCAGAACTAAATAATATTAATGGAGTAGGAAGCGAGATAGAATCGGCATTAGCCGAAGATTTCAAAAGCGAATCCTGATTTAGTTTTTCAATTCAGATTAGCTCGTGATTTAAGAATGACAGTTGGCGAACTGCGAACTAAAATGTCATCATTAGAGTATTCACAATGGGCTACATTTTATTATGTAGAACAACAAGAGAGAGACAAACAACGAGCTATGGCAGAAGCAGAAGCTAAGAAAAGGAAGATGAGATAATGGGTAGTTCAAATATCCTTATCAGGCTCGTATTAGAAGGTTTTAATAAAGCTAAAGCCCAAATGAATAATTTGGGTAAGCAAACAGATGATTCATCAGGTAAATTAAATAAGTTTGGTACAGTTGCTAAAATAGGTGCAGTTGCAGTTGGTACAGTTCTTGTTAAAGCATTATCAGAAGCTACAAGACAATTTATTGAGTTTGAAGATAAACTCAACCAATCTCTTGCAATTATGCAGACAACTGAAGAACAACAAAGGCGTATGGCTCAGGCTTCACGCCAAGTTGCAATAGAATCTCGTATATCTGCAAGTGAATCAGCAGAAGCATTTTTCTTCTTAGCGTCAGCAGGTTTAGACGCTGAACAATCTATATCAGCACTTCCACAAGTTACCAAGTTTGCTCAAGCAGGTATGTTTGATATGGCACTTGCTACTGACTTGGCTACTGACTCTCAATCTGCATTAGGTCTTACTGTAAAAGACGCAGAACAAAACTTAACTAACTTAACAAGAGTTACTGATGTCTTGGTAAAAGCAAACACATTAGCAAACGCTTCTGTGCAACAGTTTGCAGAAGCACTTACAACAAAGTCAGGCTCGGCTTTAAAAGTTACAAACAAATCTATTGAAGAAGGTGTTGCAGTTCTCTCAGCATTTGCAGATAGAGGTGTTAAAGGTGCTGAAGCAGGAGAAAAACTTAATCAGTTGCTTAGAGATACAACAAGAGCAGTAGGTAAAAACTCTGAAGTATTTAAGAAATACAATATAGACATTGTTGATAATCAAGGCAACTTAAAGAATTTAGCAGATGTTATTGATGAACTTGACGGTGGTATGGCAGGTTTATCAGACCAACAAAAAGCAGTTTTATTAGACCAATTAGGACTTAATCGTGGTGTAGCAGACGCAGTAAAAATCTTATCAGGTGCAGGAGACCAAATAAGAGCGTATGAAGAAGCTCTTATGGGTGCAGGTGGCACTACTCAAGAAGTTGCAGACAAACAAGTTCTCTCATTACAAGGACAGATAGATATTCTTAGCTCTAAATTTTCAGAGATTGGTTTATTAATAGTTGATAGATTAGCACCTGCTCTTGAATCTACTATTGGATTCTTTGATAAATTAGCTAGTGGAATAATAAATGTCCTAGACCCACAATCTGACTTCAACAAAAAACTTGAAGAAGGCAGAAAAATTATGGAAGAACAAGGGTGGGCTATTGGACAAACTGTTGGAACTTATGATAAATACTCAAAAGTTGTTGATGAATCAGAAAATAGTAATCAACACTTA